GAATTAAGCTTCATGGAATATATTTTACCAGATTTACTGATTAATTTCACTGGTAAATCAACAACATTTTCACGATCGTGAAAAAGTGTTTTTAGTATTTCATCAACAATTGAAGAATCTTCATAAATCATACTTAATTGTTTATTATGTATTTCTTCAAATTCATATTCTAACTTATTTAGCAATTTTTTGCTCATCCACCTTAAACTTCCATCAACAAACGTAGAACTTATATAAATATTAACATCTTTCACAAATTCTTCCAACTCATGATCAATTGTTGTCATTATACTAATTTAGATAAACAAAAATGTTGTAATAAATTAAGTAATAAATGGGAACATATGTCAAAGACTCCGTAGATAAATTAAGATCACTCTTTCGAGAACCATTTGCATTATTTGCTATTGCAACAACGATAGCTATTATACTAACTGTTATATCTGAATGGTTTTGTGATGATGATACATTTTGTAGTAATATTCTGAATAAATTATCAGAAGCATTTACATTTATTGCAGCAGCCAGTTTAACTGGCGCAGTATATGTATTACTAAATGAACAAAAAGCTCAAGCTAAATCATCTGGACCTAAACAGGAATTTAAAATAAATGGAGATACATATGAATTAAAATCATTCTATGTTCCAAAAGAATAAACCACCCTTCAATCCATTTAAATAATTTGTGACATAAAATAAATGGACAAACAACTAAAGCCAGCAATTAATGTTGGTTTTGGTCCACTAATGATATCCGGTGTAACTTTCCTTATCAGTATTATTTCTATGACAATTGCTGAAAACATACCGGATACAAGTTTAGGTATTTCATTAATCCAATTAGCCAGTTCAGCCAATTTTGTTAGTCTCAGTGCTTTATCAGCTGCAATAATTATGTTTTCTGTCGCCTTTGCCAATAACACACCAGGAATTAAAAGTATTATTGTCAAATTGATTATTGCCTTTATCCTGTTCTTTATAATCGAAGTAATTGTTATCTACTTCTATCAACAATCAGGAACTCAAACATGGCAAGGAATCACTTTACAACAATTAGCTCGAATATTTAATTTCATTGCTTTATCAGCCCTTATTGCGGCAATCAGTATTCCAACCATGGATTATTTTACCAACCAATGGGAAATTAAAATAAAGGTATAAAAAAATGGCAATTAATTACAAACGTATGTGGAGAGCAATATGGCTACCACTAATTCTTTTTATTAGTTCTGTAATTTTATCACTAATATTTATTGTTTTAGCAAAAAGATTGCCCGATCAAACAAGTATAGAGCACAATTTCTGGCAAAAGATGTCAGATGCCAGTTCTTTTGTGGCAGTATCAACCCTTAGTTCTATAGTAATAGTATTTGCTATAGAATTAGCTGGTGGTCAATCTTAACTACAAGTCATATATTTTTTCATTAAATGATAATCATTACTATCAATCAAAGCATAATCACCACGTTTAGCAAAATCATTTTTACTAATCTTTAATGGAGTACTATTTATTAACATCATTTTGAGCATTTTCTGAAACATATTTGGATCTGCTTTACCAGTACTGCTTTTCACATATCTCAATTTAATATATTTTTCATTTGCAATAACAGTTCTGAACAGAGTACATGGACTTATCAACACTTTTCCACCATCATTAGACATCATACATAATGCACTAGCATTAGCAGGTAATTCTATTTCTACTACATAACAATTATCTAAATCACAATCAGGGTGTTGAACTTTACATTCAAATTCTGCATTACGACGAGATAAATTAGCAATCCAGAAACTAGTAGATTTATATTCATCACCCTTTTCAGTTAATTCATCAAGGTATCTTCCTTTTTTATCTCGAGACAATGATGCAATATGATTGTTAATCATTCCATGCAGCTTAATAAATTGCTTAAATTCTTTGTCATTTATAATTGCATTCATTTTTTTTTCACCACGATAATTCTTGTTAAAGATTTTATCTAACTTAGCGTCAACAATATTTGTTGCCCATATTACTGCACTTTTAAGGTCCTGATTCTTAATAAGAGGTGTTGATCTCTCCCATTCTGTTAATTTTATGACTTCTTCAAAATCTTCATCATTAACATTATCTAAAAATATTTTTTTGGATAGCTCGCTTAATTGACCTATATTTTCTTTGATAGTTCTTATATCATCTTCTGGCAATTCTTGGTCGATATCTTCATTGTCAATAACCATATAAACAGTCAAAGGTTTGGATAATTTACATCGTTCATTAAGAAGATATGTCAATAGAAATGCATTAACAAAACTAATATTATTCTTGAATAAACGTGTGCTAAATTGTTTTTCCGTCGATAACTTTAGTTTAATTTTATCTAACTCACTTAGAAGTTCACCAACTCCTTGTAATCCGCCCCGAGAAATATTAATCAGTTCTAATACTTTATCAACAATTCTAGGAAATTTAATATATTGATTCACAATACTTTGAAGAATAATTTCCCAACTGACACAATCAGGATTTAATACAACCTTTCTCTTACTGCTTATGATAGCATCCTTGAATTTGTTATTTAAAGCCATAACACTTGAAATGGCGCCAAATTTTTTATCTGTACGAATCAAACCTTCAGCAATAATTACTTGATTATCAATAAATAAAGGATTTGGCCAAGTAACTCCTTCAATTGGTTCGTCTTTTTGCATCCAATCTCCTGTAGCTGTGATACAATTAATACTATGTTCCATAGATTCCTTATGTTTAAAAATGGTTTTCAATGACTCTTGGTTTATTAATGGAAATTCATAATTCATTATACCAACTTTATAATCAACTACGTCTGGTGGAATTGGTTGTGCTGGTGGTAAAGTACCCCGCATAATACGTGGTATACGTGGTATAGGTGGTTCAGGTGTTGGAGGCATTTTTCGTGTTTCATCAGGTTTTTGTTGTGTTTGTTCAGTAGCAGGTCCAACCTCTTCCTCTACAGCATCTGCCCAACTAAATGTATTAGCAATAGCTGAACCAATTGCAGAAAATAGACCTGGCTCAGCTGTTGCTGGTTCAGTATCTTGTCGAGTAATTGAAGGAGCTCCTCTACCACGCCCTTTTCCTTTGCTACGTCCTTTTCCTCTTCCTTTGCTATTTCCTCTTCCTCTTCCACTTCCTCTTCCACGATCAGCCATAATTTATCTATACAATATACATGTAAAAAAATAAATTAATATTACACTTAAAATCTAATACTAACACCCTTTCTTCGTCTACCACCATAAGCTCGAGGACCTCCATCTCCACCACCCCCACCACTACCATCACCTCCCCCAAATCCTCCACCACCAAAACCACCATCATTATCATTATTTCTTCCAACCTTAATTGGAGGCGGAGGACCTCCAGTATCCATTGGGAAATTACCAGTACTACCCATTGGTGGCATATCATATCCATGCATCATTGGATTACCCTGTGTATATTGAGGACCACCTTGAAGGTCAGGATCAATAATTAGATCATCTTCACTATCCTCATCATATTCTGCAGGTGGTGGTTGTTTAACTTGTTTTTTTACACCCTTATTTGCATTACGAATCTTCTTTCCAGACTTACTTTCTTCTTCAACTTCAGAATTACCACCAACAGGATTATTATAAGCCCACAAGTAACAAAAGAATAATGCTGTACAAATTGCTAAAATCGCAATAACCTTTACCCAATTACTATTTGGTTCACGAATAACAATTGCGCCATTTCTAACAAATTCAGTTGACATACTCTCTTAATATACTTTAAACTTAGTATAAAAAAATGATGAATATACGCACTTTTGTGGCACAATAATACTATTAATTTTATGAAGAAATACAAATGGCAACAACAAGTGAATCTATTTTTATTGGATTTATTATTTTATTAGCAGTCACATCAAGTATTGGATTATGTTTTACTTTATTTGGAGTAAACACGTTAATGAAAAATGCAACTGAGGGATTTTATGTCTCTATTTCCTTAATTGCTTTAATTTTGCTTATTATTTGGATCATTAACGATTTTTATCAAATTAATCGTCTACATCTTCAAAAGGATTCTTAGCTCCACTAATTTTCTTTTGTTCATCAAATTCATGACCAGATGGATGTTCTTCTTCTGGCTTTTTCATTCCCTTTGTTCCTCCTTGCAATTTCAATGGATTACGTCTGATATTCATTGGAATTGGTGTCATACCAGCAGAATCACCCAAATTAATTCGTTTAATTGGTTTATTCTTTGAATTATTAATACTGCTCTTCTTTGTTGTCAAAATATCATCAATATCTAAAATCTTTCTAAAATCTCTGACTGCATCCCATAATCTTTCTATTTCACGAATAAAAGGGCTTAAGTATTGCAATGTTACAAGTACTTTACGCAAAATAATCACGATTTCCTCAACTTCGTCTATATCTAATCTAGTATCTAACTCACTATTAGCTCTTTTATGTACTTTTTTATTGAAATTATCTCCAAAATCACACTCTTTACACATTTTTTGTAATTTTTCTAAACTATCGACACCCAATCCAAGTTTATCCATTTTCTTATTTAATCCAACAGCCTGTTTTTGAAGAATACCAAGAACTTCAGTTAAACTCTGAAAATCAGTCAATGCCCTATTATAACTAAATTCTTCTGGTAAAACAACATGTTCACTGACATCACATTGCCAAATTAAACTCAATCGCTTTAATAAACGCGAGTCAACACCATCTAATTTATGATCAAAATTTACAATATCATCTGTAATATCAAGTCTTTTTCCTCTTCTTGTCTTTAATTTAGTCTTAATCGCAAGATCAATACGACGCCGGTCTTCAATATAGTCATCAAGATCTTCTTGTAATTTCTCTGGATCTTTGTCTTCCGCTTCTTCTTCAACAATTAAATCAGTTTCTTCTTCAGCTAAAAAATCAGAAAAGAATTCCCATAACAATTTATATCCGGTACTCTTTGCACCAGGTTCCTTTAACTTTTTAGGACTTCGTTCTTTAGTTGTGCCCAAAATAGAATACATAATAATATCTCGAAGCATAAGATGACCATAATTTCTTATATACCATCCTTGTTCAGGAAGTTCATCTTCACTTTCACTCTCACTACTAAAATCAGATTCACTTCCACTTTCATCACTATTATCACTTCCGTACAACTCGTGTGGATCCATTTACTTTTTTATGTCTAGAAGTCTTTAAACTAAGACAGACCGCATACCTTTTCTCTGCTTAAAATAAAGATGTCTCGTTCAAGAAGTCTACGAAGAAAATATTCGTTAGGACAAGAAATGAATGACAAAGAGATGATTAAATTACTAGATAAAAACAAAATCAAAGCACATATATCTATTGATCAACTTGATGAATTCGAAAATGAATCCCAAGAACTTATTTCTGGTTTCAATGCAAGTGGTCGACCAAGTGGATTATGGTTTAGTATTGGTGGATCATGGCTGTCATTTTTAGTTGAAAACGAAGGATTTCTAAATGCTAAGTACAAACCATGTTGTTTTATTTATGACATTAAGCTGAAAGAGTCTAATATTCTTTCACTAAATACAACTAAAAAACTAAGTGCATTTGATAAAAAATATAGTAATTACTGGAGACCACCATCAGTTTTAAGTAGGGGTTATAGTTATGTCAAAAATTCGGCTAGTTATCCAGTACCAGTTAAAAGATTTTTATCAAAACAAAAAAAGGATGATTATTTTCAAACATTGGCAGAAGAACATCTTCTTTATAAAAATCCTGATGCTTTGAATCGGGCTTATCAAAAAGAACAAGGTTACAAATTGACAAAGAAAGAAATTCAATATTGGAAATTCAAAAGATGGGATCAAGTTGCAAGGGACTTCAGTGGTATTTCATTTAATCCTTATTTCTCACCACAACGAAAGAAAACATTTTGGTATAGTTCCCTTGACACCGCATCAGGATGTGTTTGGAACAAATCAGGTATTGATACCATTAAATTAATTGCAGTTAAACCAGGAGAAGGTAATAAATGGGAACTAACAGAATATGGTGAATCATTAAAATAACAAAATTTACCATTTTGTTGAAAATCTTTTAAAGCCATTGTATTGAATTATTAAAATGGAGATTTATATTTTTGGATTTATTGAAGGGTTAATTGTTTTTACTCTTGGTTTATTTGAAAATCAAAGAGATATAAAAATCAGATCAAGAAATAATAGTACTTTACATGCATTGGTAACAAGTTCATTCGCAATACTTTATATTAATAATATCATTTCACTATTAGTTTGGTCGTTTATTATGGGATTTAGTGCTGGATATGCTGTTTATGAAATGATACTTTTACCATGTTTACCAGAAATAAAATTGGATAAAGCAACAATAGCTCATCATATTATGATGGCATATTCAACAACATATTATTCACAATATCCAGAAATTCTGGCATATGGTTTCTTAACAGAGATATCAACAATTTTCCTCAACACATCTTATATCGAATTAAAAGAAAATGGTAGAACTAAAAATTTTCAAATGAATGCATTTTTGACTCTTTTAACATTCTTCATTTTTAGAATTATCATGTTATGGGCTGTTATATATAATATGTACATCAATAATAATTACATTGGTATAGTAGTCGGATCATTGTTTGGTATACTAAACTTATTCTGGTTTATAAAATTAATAAAAGTAAGGGTAAACAATCGTCTACCCAGCAAAGACTTACATGCGTGAAAGTCGTTGATTGATATGCATTAAGTAAATCCATCTAATATTTTTTTCATTCATATTTCTGTTTCTTAATTCCATTTCAATTTGAGACTTCATCATCAACAATGTCGCCTTTGGAGCAACTTCAATTGTAACCAAAATATCGTGGTACTTCATAGTAACTAAAATATGTAAAAGATATCGAGAGGCTGTATTTTTTCAATTTGAATATACTCACTGAAACATATCCATAAAAAGAATAAATTATGGCTCCAAAGGAGCCGACACAAGGTCAAATCAGCCAAGCAACTCTTGGTACTTCCGGAATACAGGACTCTCTTCCAGAATTTGTTGCATTGTCTTATTTTCAACAGGTGTCTTGGTAGGTTCACATTTAACGACTGTGGGAATCGGTTCTTCAACCAACTCGGTCGGTGGGGGAGATGATGTATCTTTCTTAGTCGATACAGGACGCTTTCTAGGTACTCTCTTTACTCTAGGTTTCTTATTTTTCTTCTTTTCCTTGGGTTCGCTAGACTGATTATCAGGAGAAGGACAATCAGGAGGAGGATAATCAGGAGGACCACCAAGGCGGAGTAAAAGCTCTTCAATCAACTCTTCAGTTGAATATCGAACTAAGTCCGTCTTGGCTTCTTCCTCAAAGGACATACGAACCGTGGGTAATGAATACTCATAAGATTCAACAAAATCTGTAGGTAAAACAGTATCACATGGATTAACATCACTGTCATCCTCGCTAGAGGACGATCGCTTTCCGAAGGAAAATGAGAGACGCTTGAAAAATTTCATCTTAAAATAAATGAATGCATCCAGACATATAATTTTCAATTTATAAAAAAATAAAGGTAGAGGGAATTATTCCCTCCACACGAGTTCAGAATTAGGTTTGGGCTAGAGGGAAGATGTAGTCACGTAAAACATCTTCAGGCCAAGGACTGATAACGACAAGATATTCCCATGTTGAATCAAGGAGTCTTTGAACGTCTTCACCCTTCCTGAGTCTGATTTGTAAATCTACAATCTCACCAACGAGTTGACGGGTTTCTTCTGGCAAATCCATCTTAGAATCAAATATAGTATTATAGACTTTAAATTTTCAATTTATGAAAAATTGATATTAAGACCTCTTTCTTAAAGAGCCTTATTTCACCATACCATATCAAACAATGAAAATTCGTAGTCTTGTTAAAGATCGCCTTAGTAGTCTCTTTTCTTCAAAAAAGAAACGTCCCTCAAGGAAATCAACAGATGTCGAACAACCTAATCAAGGTTTTGGTACAGTCGCCCGTATGAAAGAGCTATTCAGTGTCCCTAATGACGATAACCCTCCTCCAGTACCCCCTCCTCCACCAGCAGAATTTATTAGTCAGGTCTTGATCAGAAATCGTCAAGATGCCCGTAAACGCTCTCTGCGTGAAAGACAATCAATTCAAAGTGAAGGATCATGGAATGTTAGTGATTCAGAATGAGTCCTCTTTCAGCCTGCTTATAGCAGGCACCCTTTTTCTTTTATTTACTCTCTAGATTTGCTCATAAAAAATGAATAAAATGGCTCTCTAGCTATAATCCTGAAATCACCTAGTATAATGTCAACCGACGAATTGATTTCTCAAATCACACAATTGATTGGAAAAACCATGGAACAGCATCAGAAGCTTGATGAAGTTGCAAATGCTTCCAATATCGATCAAACAGAGTTGAAAGCAGCAATCACATCTTCAAAGGTGAATACCATAACAATTATCGGACTGTATAGTAAATTGGTTAAGGACTTAACCAAAGGGTCAAATTAAGTTCACTAGGGGTCTTTGAGACCCCACCTTATTTCTTTTTAAAAACTGATTATAATGAGTCTATATATACTCTATTATTTCATCAAAATGAACTCAATTTGGAGTAGTAAGTCACACAACGATTTCTTGCATGATGTGAGAGATACACTCGTCGTTCGATACCAATACTTGTTAAATCAGTACAATGCATTGATGTTCAATTGGTTTATTGACCCATATTGTCTCTATGTATTGTATGCTGAAATTATGCAAATATTTGGTCAGATCAATGAGTGCAACAACAGATTGATGAAGTACCAACACATTTAAGTTCCCTGATCAGCCTCTCCCCGTTCCCTGAGAGGCTTTATTTATTTGTTTTTAATAAAAAAAATGAAAATAATAACCCTTTCAAATAATTCATAATTCACTTTCTAAATATGTCTAACATGAAAATTACCTTAGCCAACATTCTTAAGAATGAAATCCCTGACTTGACTGTTGATGTCAATGCGATCAAACAGGCTTTGATCGCATGTGATGTACACTTGTCAGAATCCATCAAGAAGGATGATAAAGACCGGCTGGAAGAAGATTGTAAAGACTACAAAGAAATGTCCGAAAGAGCTATTGAAGTACTCGAAGAGCTACTTGATAGATACAACAAACTTATTGTTGATACTCTTATCTCTGAGTAAGTTCTAATCCGGGTCTCCTGTTCCTTAGAGACCCACTTTTCTTTTTTTACCCACCTATCACCACCCAAACCCAAATTACACAAGGTGGGATTCGAACCCACGTGAGGCGTTAGCCTAAACGGGCTTAAACCGTTTCCGTTCGACCACTCCGGCACTTGTGTATACTCTATATCTAACAAGTCTTTAAAACACTTTTACGATACACAGGCTAACTAATTTCACCACAGTTCGAATA